ATGGTAACGACATTGACAACAACAAGTCTGTTTTGATCAATTCCACGAGATGCAAGTAATCCCTTGGTGATTGCTGCTTCAGTATCAAAATAGAGGCAATACCCATCAGGATTAGTGTCCAAAAAGTTCTTGACAATAGCAAGGGAAAAATAAGTTTTTCCAGTAGAAGTCTCACCAGCAATGGCAGTGATCTTATTAGTAGAAACGCCACCATAAACGGAACCACTAACAAGCGCATTGAAGATATAACTTCCTGTATCAATGAATCTTTCTGTTTCATCTATGTCTGCTGCAATCTGGGTGTACTCATCACCAATCTCTTTTACTATCTCTTTTAAAAAATCCATTAAATTACCATTCCATAAGTATCACGAAGTATTTTTTTGTAAGGACCATCAGGATTTGCTTCTCTAACATCCTTTACTAATCTCAATTTTTTATATAGTGTTGTATCTTCAAGTAGGTATGAAACCTTAGATCTGTGAGGATTTAGTGCCTCAACTATGGTTGCAAGATCTTTATCATCAATAGGTAAATCCATCAGGTAAAAAATAATTCAAGGTTTACAGTTTTTTCGACGTTCCATCCAATCGAATCAAGGATTGCTTTAAGTGGTTCGACGAAGCTCTTCTCAAATTGTAGATCATAATCTATGTATTTGTCAAGTCCAAGTTCACGAGGAAAGTCTTGAATAAATGATATTACATTCTCCTGTATGATGTTTGGTTTCTTCAAGTAAATAAACTTAACCTTCTCACCATTACCAATAAGTGAATATTTATTTGTTAAATTTTTCTTTGTAATATAATGATTAAACAAAAGAGCACCCCGACAATGTATTGGTGTTCCTTTTGCGTAGATTGTAGAAGATGCTTTATACTTACGAACATCAGATGCAGTTCTTGGGAATGCAATATCTTCTGGAGGAAGTGTCTTAAACTTTGCACGACAATCATCAATGTAATCAATCACTTCTTCTTCAGTTCCATTCATCATTATCTTGAGTCCATCCTTAATCATTGTGCGACAAGGGGCAGGAGTTGATGACTTCACTGCTTCGATACCCATCATCTTCAGTTTAGGTTCATCATATCTTACACCCTCACTATCCCATACGTTTAGAATATATCTTTTCTTTGCTGTCCATATACCACGATCTGCGATGTTCTCTCTCTTCATGAACATCTTTTGGTCATATGCGTTTACATAGTTGGCCAACGTTTCATAAGAATCCGAAATATATTTCTCAAATTCCATTTCACACACCTTATTAAGGAAAGAAACGATCCTTTCAGCATTCTCCTCTCTGCCCTTGAATACAGTTTGTACCAAAGGACCCAAATTAAGATAAATGGAATCAGTATCACTAGCAATAACATAGTCAACATCCTCAGTTTTTAGTATTTTGTTTAAATAGGTATTCATTTTGTTTTCAATCCACCTGATGGATACCTGTCCAGATAGAGTGATGGCCTCTGCGTTCGCAAGTTTGTAGTATCGGAAATATTGATTTCCAATCGCACCATAGGCAGAGTTAAGTTGAATCTTACGTGCCATTTGTATATTATTACATCTGGCAATCTCCTTCTCCAAAGTTTTGGTAGGAGTTTTTTCATATGCTTGTTTTGCAGCAAGCATTTTCTTTTTGTAAACAGTTCGATCTTTGTATATCTTCTCCATCAACTCTGGAAGAAATCCACGCACATCTTTTCGATACATTGCACCATTTGCACATACGGCACTATCTTTGTGCAACTCAAAATTTACTTCTTCCGAAAGGATTTTATCAACCGAAGCTGTTGGATGTCGTTCATCCTTGAGGGTCTCAGGGGAAATATTATATTGCATAATGAGATGAGGATACAGACTATTAAGGTCAAACGAAACCACCCAATCATACTTTCCTGGTATCGGTTCTTTGACATAGGCTCCTGCGTACTTTTCGGATTTATCAGATCTTTCCTTTGGAGGAATAACAATGTTTCTCTTCTTTAAATAGTTGTAAATTATAGTATCCCACATACGAACCTGTGAGAATATATCAGCATAGTTTGCCTTCGCATCATATGCCATAACGATTGCGAGTTCAATCAATTTCATCTTGTCTTCCATACGGTCAACAAGTTCAACGTCGATTATATTATACTCTACAAACTTTTGCCAACCTTTTGTGTAGAAATCCTTAAATGTATCAAACTCTGAGTGATCAAGTTTCTTCTGTCCAAGTTCAACACTTGCAATGTAATCCAAACGATATGATTCTTGTGCCTTATAAGTAAACTTCTTATAGAGATTTAAATAATCTAATTGTGTGATACCACCAATGTCATATGTAATATTTTTACGTCCTGCAATATAAATCACATCTTCAGTCACCAAACCCCATGGAGATAATCTTTTACGAAGTTTTTCTCCCAAGACTCTTTCAAGTCTACGTGCCAAATATGGAATATCATACAACTCACTGTTCCAACCAGTAATAACCTCTGGTGTATTCTCTTCTATCATCCACCAGTGAATGAACGAATTTAGTAATTCATACTCACTATTAAATCCCTTGTATATAACGTTCTTCTGTTTATTATTGAAAGGTCCTTGACCCCAAGTCCTTATCTGTTTTGTTGTATAGTCCTGTATTGATATGAGAAGTATTTCTTCCGCAGCAGATTCTACATCAGGGAAACCATTCTCCGATTTCACCTCAATATCAAGTGTAGTGATCTTGATCTTATTCGAATCAAACTTAATTTCTTCTTCTGGATACTTCTCTGAAATATATTGGTAGATGTACCTGTCATTACCATACACCTTAAAGTTCTCAACTTCAGAATATCTCCTGATAAACTCACGACACTCTCTTACAGTGCCTGGTTCAACAGACTCAACGTAATCACCTTCAAGAGTTTTGAATCTTGTTTTCTTTTTCGAAGGAACAAAAAGAGTTGGATAAAACTTCTCACGAGTGGCAAAATGTTTTCCATTCTCATAACCACGAACTAAGAAATTGTCTCCAACCATTTGGACGTTGGTGTAAAACCTCATTAGGATGTCAATTTAATATACTTGTCACGCAACTCACCATTTGGTTCTACAAATGTAAGTGCATCACCTGACCTCATCATTGTAACAGATTGATTGCTAAAATCCAACCATGGTTCCAGAGTATATGTCTCTTCTGTTTTAATTAACTTAAAAGGACTAATTATCTTACAATCTGGTTCACCAGGTATATCACCAAACACCTCTTCAACTTCTGATATTAAAATAATACCACTTGGCAAAATGATACACTGTATATTCTTTTCCATTTAATTATATTTTCTTTATATATTATACCATAAAAAAAAGGGATCGTCAAGATCCCTTTTAGTAAAAAATTTTAGTGAAGTTTATAGATCAACTCTAATAGCTTCAGTCTCTCCATCTATTTGAGGAATCCAATAAAGTTCCAATGGAAGTTTTGATAACTCAATTTTAGGAAGTCTAAGTCCAAGAGATTTAAACTTATCTTCTGCCCAAGAGATATACCAATTGATAGTATTATCAAGTATATCTCCTATAGTATCAATCATCTCTTGTCTTTCTGCTTCGATTTGGTGTTCGCATATAGCATAACTGGATGCACATACTCTAACCTTTTCGTTCTTTATCCATGCTGTCCAAGTCCATTTTAGGATATCATTAGCATAACGATAATAAAATCCCTCATCAAGCACTTTGTGATAACACATTACTCCGTCTACAGAAGATGGTTTGTTCTTACCAAATAAGATATTGGCACCTATCCAATCCTTTACTTCTTGTTTAGAAGTATTAAATACTCTTTTAGATTTAACTTTAGTTTCTAAAATAGAATTACGAATACCCCCAATTGTTGATTTATGTCCACCCTTTGGGAACCTTTCATATACACCACATACTTTAAGAAGTTTGTTAACATTAGATTTAGTGATTGGAATTCCATCATCTTCCATACACTGTCTAATGATATGAAAATCCTTACTTCCAGCGTTTGCACTATTATCTGTTGCATTGGCACGAAGACCCATAAGAGTCATCGCACTATTATTAGATAGTCTATCTAAAGTTTCATCCCCTGTTATCCTACGCTTATATTTTGCAATGGGTACATGTCTCCACCCATTCTCCTTCATTGCTCTTACAAGATGTCGGTGATCAAAATAAAATTCACCCTCATCACAAATAAAAACACTTATTGGCCATCCAAAAACCAACCATGCAAACCCTAATGTGGATGCAATAAGAGATTCTAATTTCTCTTGGATTAGTTCACTTTTTCTTGGATAATTTCCTTTCGTTGGTTTTAGATTATCTATTTCACGAGATCCAAACCCCTTAAACTCAAAAAGAGGGAGATCTGGTCCATCAGACTCTTTAACCCTCAATATATCGACAGGAAAATCACTATCCTGATCGACTTTTACTTTTTTGTACATACTCTTAATGGTATAAGTTAACATTGTGTCCTGACTCACCAGGTTCACGTAGTTACTATAGCATAAAAAAATAGGATGTCAAGCACCCTATAGTATTGCGTTCATAATATACTCTGTACTTAGAATCGGATCATTTCCTAGAAGATCTAATTGCAACTCATCAGCATCCACATATACATCATCCTTATCTTTACGACAATGATGCCAGTAATATGTGCCATCCTCTCTTTTATAAAAGTAACTGGTATTGTGTGAGTCTAAAGTAAACAGAGCAACAACATGAGGATATGTAATCTTACGATTTGGGTCTGGTCTACATGACTTACCCATGTCACCATACATGGGTCTTGCCCCACTACCATGAGGAGTGGGCAAGTTTCTCCCATGATCTCCAAATAAATCGTATCCCTTAACCATTAAAGATAATCTTTCCTTGCATGATGATCTGGTACTATCTTACCCAACTTAACGGTAAGAAGTCCATCTTTGAATTGAACCTCTCTGACTTCAACATCGTCTGATAATGTCCAGGCTCTTGAGAAAGATCTTTGAGCCAATCCTTGATGGACATACTCGGATTCTGTCTCCTTAGATTCTTTTTGTCCCTCAACAATAAGTTTTCCATATTCAGTATAAACTTTAAGTTCCTTTTTAGTGAATCCAGCAAGTGCAATTTCAAGCAACGACTCAACATTATTTACCTGAATTAAATTGTAGGGTGGATAGTTTGTTGTGGTTTCATAAGAATTAAAAAATCGGTCTAGATAATCATCCATACCTATACCGTTCTTTGAAATTATTTTCATCAACTCTGGTAAGTTTGCAGAGTGATACCTTTGTAAGTTCATAGTTCTCCTTAGTAAGCGAGTGTTTAATTTGGATCCTTTCGGCATCCAATACTATTTAACCATAAAACACAAAAAAAGGAGGGTGGTAAACCCCCCCCCTTTTTCTTTAAGGATTCATCGGTTTTCTCCTACTCTAGAAGTGATCTACATTCTAATGCACATGATTTGTCTCCGTCTTTACATTCAACAATACACTCAAAGTAATCATCGATTGGGTCTGAATTAGATAAATTGAAAGGAACCCAAGAGTTCAAATTGTTGAATGATATTGGATTGTGCATAAGCATTGTCTCCTTATATACTCACTATTATCTATCAAAAAATTTATACCTATGTCAGGATTTCTTAACAAAAAGAAATGCCTAGTCAGTCTTTTTCTTCTTACTTCCGATATTATATTTTGTCTCTAATATCCAATCACCTTTATCTTTGTAAGACAAAACTTTAATTTGGTTTAAGGGTGCTATATCTTGTATTCTATCAGCATTTATAATCTCAACTAATCCCCAATCAACTAATAATTGAACTATACGATTACGTCTCTGGACATCGTTTACAGTTAAATTTGCACGTTTACCATCTAAAGCAAATAACTCTTTAAAATGAACAATATAATATCTTCCCTGCTTATGCAGTATATGACATGATTGATATATTTTCTTCTCTTTTCTTGATGCGACACCAATTCTTGTTAGAGTTTCTCTGACTTTCAAAAAATCATCAGGTTCACCTAGTGAAATTTCCACCATCTGATCAGATGTCCAGTTCACCTCTGGTTCTTTAACCACACTCATTTCGATCCTCCAGTTTCAAATTTCGATTTTATAAAATTAAGTTGTTCTTTGGAAAGAATTTTTAGAATCTGTTTTGCTTTTTCGTTACTATACCCATAATAACGTTTTACATAATCTAGATCTTTGATTTCATCCTTACGAAGCCAAGGAGAAAATCTTTTCTTAACTCTGAGGGTATTTATAAAAAAGTCATATTGCATCTTCTTCGGTAAGAAGTTATATTTATTCATCTCATTTGCAAACATAATCGCATCAAGATGTCCAGAATAGCAACGATTAATTATATAAGGTGGATAATCTTTTTCAATTGATGGGTCTTCATCAATCAAGTTTTTCTTTGTCTGATTTATAGAGTTTAACCAATCTTTAAGTTCCATTATACAAGTAATTGTTCAAGTGGTGATACTGGATGTATGTTATAATTTGTTATTAATAATTCTGTCTTTACATTCTCATTTGTTCCCTTATCTCCACGATGTGCCATTGAATATCTTAATTTCCATTCCTCAAGATTGTAATTGCCATACATTTCCTTCAAACGATCATTAACATTGTAAGTAATCATAAATTTATGAATACAATTATAAACCTGATCTGCAAATCTATCATGGTCAAATGACTTATGCATCTCACGATTCTTTCCATATAAAAAATCTTTAATATCATATGGTGGATCTAGAAATATAAATGTATCATCTGATCCTTTCTCTACCATCAATTCAGAATAATCTACATTAGTTATTTTCCAATTCTTAATCAACTTTGAAAATTCTTTCAATTTGTCGGCACCAACTAGAGAAAAATTAGAGTTAGATGCTGTCTGTGAAAAGGTGCTATTCTCTGTGAGACCAGAATAACTACACTTGTTCATAATGAAAAATGCAACTGCCTTTTCAAAATTATCATAAGTATCAATCTCTTCTTTATACTTATTGAAAAGATCTTTTGCTTTTGATGTTACCTTATCTGGATCACCTTCATCAAGAGTATTTTGCTTTTCTTCACGTACTCTTTCAGATAACTCCTCACCTCTATCTCTAAGTTGAACCCAAAAATTGTATAAAGGCACATAAAGATCATTAATCCAAATTGGTATATCTGGATTTGATTTTGTAATATCAATTGCAATCGATCCTCCACCTATAAATGGTTCACGATACTCGGAAATAGTTTTAGGATACCATTTAGAAAGAGTTTTGATTGCTTTTGATTTACCACCAGGATATCTTAATGGTGTCTTAAGAGATTTAATTGACATCAATATAAGTTGGGATATCTTCTTAAATCTTCTTGTTCTTGTATAATTGTGAAAACTTCTGTTAGATCATTTACACTTTTTGTCATTAGACGATAACCCATTCCAATGTAAACTTGACCTATTATGACTGCTACTGTAGCAGCACCCCAGAAGATATAATATTTGTTTGATTTAACTTGGTGTTTTAATTTTGACATGTTTTTCATTTTGAAATTTCCTCTAAAGAGAATAAACTGTAAAACTCAAGTCCTGCTAACTTGAATGCTGTGTTTGCTTCTTCATTCTCTTGACGATCAATGATAGAAACTATACGTTTAACCTCATAACCTGCATCACGAAGTCTCTTTACTGCTTTGATTGATGATTCACCTGTAGTGACTACATCCTCTAATACAGTTACTCTAGATCCTTCTGGAAGTAATGGACCTTCAATGTATTGATTGGTGCCATGACCTTTTGCCTCCTTTCGAACTATAATTCCAGATAACGTTCCCCTATTAAGTGCAGACATAATTGCAACCCCTGACACTAAAGGATCGGCACCAAGAGTGAGTCCTGCCACAGCAACAGATTTCTCATCTATACATTCCATAAGCATCGCAGAAGTAATTGCTAAACCTCTACCATCTAAAGTAATAGGTTTACAATTTACATAATGCTCACTTTTTCTACCAGATGATAAAGTAAATTCACCTTTACGATATCCTTTCTCCTTGATCATCTTTAGCAATTCATCTTTCATTTAAATTCACACTCCACCATAATTTCAGTTAATGCTGCCAAAAGATTTATTTCTTGATCGGCAACAAATGCCATTTGATACTGATACTTTGCAATGACTAGTATCGCAGCGGGAATACTAGTTGGTATCATTGTATCATATAAAGAGTCATAGATGCGTCTAAGCAAAACAGAGGGATCATTATCTAAATTAGAAACTACCCATTTACGAACTTCAGAAAAGTTTTTTTGCTTAAGATTTTTGACTAGATCATCAACAGCAACATCAGAGAATGCTGCAAGTATTCCACTATCTATTTTACCACTTACAGAATACCTTTGGCATTCATTCAACACTCTCCTCCAATCAGGAAAATGTTTATTGATTAATTCTACTATAACTTTCTTATCAGATTCAATTCTCTCAACTTCCAATATGTGATTGATTCGAGAAAAGAATTGTGCTGCTATTGCTGGTTTGTCTTTTTTATTAACAGAAAAGTCAACAACTGAGCAACGAGAATGTAATGGCTCAATAATTTTGTTCTTATAGTTGCAGGTGAAAATGAATCTGCAGTTCCTAGAGAACTCCTCAATAGACGCTCTGAGAAGGAGCTGTACGTCGGAAGTGGTATTGTCTGCTTCGTCAATGATAATGACTTTATGTTTCGACTGACTCGTAAGAGAGACGGTAGATGCGAAGTTCTTTGCGTTCGTCCGAACCGTGTCAAGAAAACGTCCTTCATCCGATCCATTAATGACATAATAGTCTGCTCCTAATTCATTACATAGTGCTTTTGCCACAGTGGTCTTACCAATACCTGGTGGACCTGACAATAACATATTTGGTATCTCACCTGCAGTTAGAAAATCCTGAAAGGTTTTTTTGATACTCTCAGGTAAGATACATTCTTCAATTGTTTTGGGTCTGTATTTTTCAACCCATATAAAATCACTCATTATTTAAAACCTTTTGATTTTGGTTTTGGTTTGTCAATAACCTCAATAACTGGTGGATTAAACCCTCGTCTATTCCACCAATACTCTTGTACTTCATCCCAAGATTGTACCACAAAAGAATGGTCTTTGCAAACTATCTTATAATGATGACGATCATATGGTTTATCACATGTCTGTCCAAACCAAAGTGGATCGTCTTTATCAATTAATTTAGTCATCATCATAAAAATCGTAAGGACCATTAAGTTTTTTTTGATGTTCTCTCTCATCTAAAACTTCATTAATAATATCTTTTAACTCCTTCTTTAAAGAATCAGATATTATATTAATTTGTTTCGGTTTTACATCAGGGATACTGGCACGTTGTTCTTCTAAACTTTTACCAGTTCCCTTACCTGTCCCATAGGACATTCCTTGTGTATCAATCTTCATGATCATCCCATGGATCTGCTAATCCTTTGTTTGCAAAGAATCCTTTATAAATTCCATATGCTGCTAATAGAACAGTGATAACTGCGATTGATATTCCAAAGGTATAATTTGGATTAAATGTAAAGTGTGGAATTAGTGTATCATTACACCTAGCAATCTTTTCTGGATCACTCCAAGTACCAGGTAATGTATAAACTGGTGGACATGCGACAAATAAATCTCTTATCGCATACATTTCACTTCCTAATGTCATTCGTTAGATCTCCATGTTTTTCTCATTGTAACATACTTTTCGTCTTTTGCAGCTCTATCTCTTACTTCTTTAAAAACTCTCGCAGACCTTGCTTTTTCAGAGTATAATGCATCTGCCGATTGGGGTCTAACGGAACCATCTTTAGCATACTTCTTTCCACTAGGATGATTTGCATACCGACGGGAGCGTGTAAATCCCATCTCAAGAAATTTCCGTGCCATGTCCATTCCAATGAAGTCTTGTTTGTCTTTATAGTCAAGGAACATGGAATAAATCTTATTAGCAGATTTGCGAGCAACAGACTCATTTACGAATCTCCAATGAGAGCATATATCGTTAGTATAAGGGCGAACCAGTAACACTCCTTGTTCTCCCCTTCCAATGCGATAAAGTTTGCGATTTTCTTCAACTGTAAAATCAATGGTCTTGTAATCGAGTTCATAATCAAATTCTTTCATAACATTGAGATTTTGTATTTGTGGATGATAACCACTTACTTAAATATTCTACTGCTAATTCTGGTTTACAACCATCACCGCAAGTAAAAATGTCACACATTGCAATACCTTTTTCTGGCCAGGTGTGAATGCTGAGATGACTTTCTACCAACAGAGCAAATCCAGTTACACCTTGTGGAACAAATTTTTGAGTTTCTATTTTAAGAACCTTTGAATATGAAGCTTCTGCTGCATGAAACAAACAGAATTTTATATGCTCTTCATTATTCAAGATAGAAAAAGGACAACCCTCTAATTTAAATAGAACGTGTTTCATCATAACCAATTCGGTTTTTTGGATGGGTCACGAAGATAATTAGATGCAACCCAAGGTTTGCTCGATATATAACGTTTGTAAGCAGTAAGAGTGTCAATGCTTGTGTCAAATTTAAACTCATCAGGACCTGCGAATGCGAATGGTGTTGCCTCTTTGTGACATAATAAAGTTCTCCCTGTTTTTTTCTCAAATACTTCTTCTGCTGCATTCATTGCAGTCTGACAAGAATGAACTTTGCGGTATCTATGAGTATACTCTTGAAGTAATCCAAATCCATGTTGAATTAACCAAGCTGTATTAGCAATACTCTCTGCTGCCCATATAGTGCAAGGATGTCCACGGAAAGCACCTTTCTCTGTATTGTATGGTGTCCCATCTTTCTTGGGTAGCAAATCATTACCCCAATCAAAATACCACTTGGAATAGACAACTGCCAACATTTGGCACGTCTCAAGTGGCATCTTTACAATATGTTTGTCAGGTAAAACTCTTGCTGATGCAAGAGGATCTGGATCAGTCACGAATATGTTCATAATGTGGTGGTGTATAATGATCATTCCAGTGTCGAATGTTACCTGCAATGATAAAACAATTGGTAATCACGAGTTGTAAGAAAATAAATGATCTGACTATGCAGACAATATTATCATACTTTTTGGTAGTTTCATCTTGGAATGAACCAAGAGCATACTTCCATACCTTCCATATTTTAGCATACATTTTATTTTTTGCCAATATCTTTTCTGATATCGTCATGCAATCTTTCTGTTGGTGTTTTAAATTTTCCTTTCTCATAATCAAAATCAGGATGTGGTTCAGCAGGAACCCAAGGATTCTTAGATGAGTTTTTTATCACAATAAATTTATCTTTTGCAAAAGTTCCTGCAAGATTAACTTCTATATCATCACCATCTTTCCAGTTTATTTCACCTTTTAGATTAGTATGAAGCATTGCCTCTTGAATTTTGTCAATAAGTTCTTGTGTGAGTTTCATTCGTCAGGTTGTATTCCGTATGGTGTTAAATCATATTTTACTATAGATATACCTTCCTCTTTTATTCGAGTGGGTTGTCCTATCTTTGCTAAGATATCAGCAGGTATTTTCTTCTTTGTAATATCATAGGGTATGGGTGCATTTGACACACATACTCTAACACATTCCCATTCCTCTTCAGTAAGAGAATAGTTCACTTTTTAAACACTCCTAACTTTGCTAAGAGATAAACTGATAATACTGTCCAAAAGACAACTTCTAATCCTATGTTATTCATTCTTCTATTTCAAAATACCATTTAATAGATTTGATGTAATCAAAAGTACATCCTATATCTTTATCACAATTTATATCATATTTACGATCACATAAAAAATTTCTCAATTGTTCGATTGAATCAAATCGACCTTGATGCCTTTCCTTTTCGTCGTATAAATGATACTTCATTATTCAAAAGAAGAGTCTGGTTCCAATGCTATGTAGTAAATTAAATTATAATTCGAATTAGTAAATTTTGCAAGAAGTTTAGATGATATAACAACATCATAAGCACCAGGTATTATCTTGATATTTTCTACTTTAAAATTAAAAGTAAAGTCTCTATCAGTTTCACCAACAACAACTGCAAATTCGTTTGATGTATCATTCTTCTTATCCCTGACAACTAACTTAACAACTCCATTTTCACCAACTGCCGCTAAGTCTGGAAGTTGATAAACTGCAGCTGCCTTCAATAATTTTTCTAAAGTAACACTCTCTAACTGAAAACAAACATCCTCAGTTGGAAGAGTTATTTCTTTATCTGGTGGTGAAATAATTACCTGCGGATCAGCATAAAAATACTTTACCCTTCTCTTACCCTCACGAATAGTTAAATATGATTCCTCACTAAAATCTAAATTAGGATCTTGATGAAGACTCAATCCATTTAAAAATTGATTAAGATCATATATTGCAACATCCTTTGGAAAATCCTCAGATATATCTGCCTCTGCTAAAATATTTTTAGCAACTGATATTGTGCGAAGTTTATTTCCTTTCTTTACAAGTATTGAATTATTAATTCCTGCAAAGTTTTTTAGAACAGTTAAAGTGCTGTCTGTTAATTTCATAGATTCACGTAATTTCATCATTAAGGCATTTGGTCAAAGTTTCCAGAAGGCATTGATGGTTCACCATAATGTCCATCAAAGTGTAATAGTAGCATAGCATAGTGTATGACTTTTAACAAGTCTTTTTTATCTTTTCCATTCTTACTTCCATAACGACTTCCATATTTTAAAATATTTGCTTGACAGAAATGAGGTGCAATATCTCTTGCTGCCATTAAATCGATAGTTTGCACTTTACGAAACTCATGTTTAGTTCCTGTATAGTGTCCTTGGTATGTCGAAGAAACATACTCTTGAATATCTTTTAAAATTTCTTCTTCATGATACTTAAAATAATGTGCTGACATTTTTAATTCTTCTAATTTTTCTAATTCTTTTTTGTGAAATTCTTGTGTCCACCCATCATTATATGGTGAATTGGCATTAGTAAAATGATGTGAATACTGATCATCAATTGTGGATAGATCTATGTCATAGTCAAGACCATCATCTTCAGAAACTGATGGTGGCCAAGGTGAACCTGGTGTCCACTCAAATCCACCAGACTTTTCTATCCACTCTAAATCTTTATCAATGTTACCGACTACCATTTCTGCTCTTGCTCGATCTACAGGATCAGTGAAAGGATTTTCTGCATTCGGATCATTACGTTTATAGTCATAATAATAATCTGAATGTTCGACAGGATCGGGTTCTTTCCACAATCCTGTCTTCTCATCTACTTCTTTTTTATCCACGATTGGATACTCCTTATCAAATGTGCCATTGAGAATATCATACAATAAACTCCATGCATTCATTATATCACTCTCCTGACTGTTGGTCAACTGGTAGGTTAAAGTCAGCATCTACTTTGTCATAAAGTTCCATGAATGACTGTTTTGTTTCATCATCAAAACGATTAGTGCAAACTTGGATTGCTTTTGCCTTATCTTTAAAGATAGAGAATGCACGAATGATGTGAACAAGACGACGAGTGCTGATGATCTCTTCAATACCACCATCATAGAATGTCTTACGAATGATGTCTGCCCAATCAACAAGTTTTTTGATAAACTTATCATCAGAAACATTTACACTTGCAGCATGTAAATTTAATAACTTCTCTTCAATCTTAACTGATGGATATGATTGCTCAAAGGTTACAGGGAATCTTTCAAGAAATGCTTCGTTAAGAACATTAGTTCCTATGAATCTACCATCGTCAGAACCTTTACCTTTTGTATTCGCAGTCGCAATGACATTGAATCCTGCAGCAGGTTTTACCCATCTACCTATCTTCTTCAAGAAGATACCCTTACCTTCAAGAATAGATTGTAGGCATAGAATCTTGTTTGATGCTAAATCAATCTCATCTAGAAGGAGTATAGCTCCCCTCTCCAAAGATTCGATAACTGGCCCATTGTGCCAAACAGTGTTACCATCAACAAGACGAAACCCACCAATAAGATCGTCTTCATCTGTCTCTATCGTAATATTAACTCTAATTAACTCCCTATTTAGTTGTGCACATGCTTGCTCAACAGAGAATGTTTTACCATTACCTGATAGACCTGTAATGAATGCAGGATAGAATTGCTTAGATTGAATAATCTTTTTGATATCTTTGAAACCACCAAAAGGAACAAATGTATCATCTTTTGTTGGAACTAAGTTCTTCTCTTGAACTGGTGCAGATGGTGCATTGAATGTTTTTTCAATCTGCTCAACTGCTTCTTGTGTAACTTCAAGATTCCATTTACCTTTTGTTACTTTATATTTTTGCAACTTGCGAGTGACGGTGTTGTAATGAATGTCATTCATAGAGCAAAATGCTTTGATATCTGCAGTAGTAACTTCTGATCCATAAAGTGATACTAACTTGTCAGTAATTTGCTCTTCAGTCATTTTAACAGTGAAGGGAGTGTAAGTCATGATGTAGTTCTTTGTTTGATATACTTATTATAATCGATATCAATATCAAAACAACCATGTGTGTGCCACTTATTTAACTGGTTTATATACCCTGATCTTTTTGACTTTGAAAAAATTCAGTCATAGAAGATTGTAGTTGACCTTTATTTTCTTTTGGATCTAATTTATTATATCCCTTCATTTTTTTCCAGTCTGAGTAAAGTGCTTGAAGATGCCAAGATTGAGATAGACTCTTAGGTCCATTCTCTAGCAAATCAAGTTCCATCTTGTTAGTTATATAATTTTTATATTCTTGTCTCCAATTGGAGTCGTCATAAAGTGGTGTTGTCATTATCCGTATGTGAAAGTTTTGCCTTTGATTTGAGATTGACCCTCTGGATTTTTGCCCTGTGGTTTGAATTTTCCTAGTTTTACATTTTTTGATTTGCCAAGTCCACCTTTTCTTGTTGCTGATAGTGTACCAGTTTTTTTCGTTTGTGTCAATACGGAATCCTGCCCATACTTTTTACCAAGTGCCTTGACTGTCTTCTTAAACTTTCTTTTACCCATCTTACCTGATGAGACAACATGACTTCTCTCCTTTACTTTCTTCTCTTTACCTGTCTTATCATCTTTCTCAACATATGAACCAGTCACCTTTGTAGCACCACCTAAACCTCTACCACGAATATCTTTATCTAATTGCTTTGCCCTTGCACGATTTTCTTTCGCAGACTTATCTGCTCTGGAAGCAGACATTGTAGCTATACCACCCTTATCAGATTTACTTTTGATTCGAGAGAGACTACTCTCTTGCATGAATTCTTTATAGGTCTTCATTTCACTAGACACTTTTTTATATTTAGGCAATCATGGTTACAAACTCATTCAAGATTTTCTTGTTCATTTTCTTTGCAGTTAATGACTTAGTAAATGCTTTCTTGATTTGTGCTTTGGTTGCACCCTCTTCGACCTCAAATTCGGAATCATTTGAAAGGGCAGCAGATGATAATCCAAAGTAAACATGATATCCACACTCTTTGATTGCAAGTGCTTTTGTCTTTCTCCAAGAAAGTCTATGTTTCTCAACCTCTGGACTATTGTAATCATCACAGTTGATGCGAAGGAAACTGGAAAGATCTCTTGGTGACATAATACGAATACCAACAAAGTTTACATCAGGATAAGTATCACGAAGGTCTTGAAGTAGAATTGGTGTGAATGTAGACCATGAATCTCCTGTTCGATATGTTTTACCTGTCTTACGATTACGTAAGAAACAACTGGTATCGATTGAACGTTCTCCCATGTATGGTTCGGGATCCCATGATCTCTGAACTTCTTGATGATAATTCAATTGATATGCTTCACCATCTGTAAGAATTACACAATTAACTTTCTCAACACTATTCTCTTTACGGAACTGTGGAATAATTTTATGTAGTGCTACAATTGACTCATTGAGTGGAGTTCCTGATAATGATAGTCCGTAAGGAACAAGTTTGTTTGCAGTATAATCACTAAATGCTGTGGCAATACGGAAGAAATTGATTAGTTGTTTCTCCAAGTTTTTACCACGAACCTTACTGGTAAATATATTCATCAAACTAAAACCTGGTCTGACTTTAAACAACCCAACTCTTGGTTTATAGGATTCTTTTGCCACACCTTCTTCATTTACATTAGGGAAGTTTTCAGTGAAAGCATAAACTTCAAAAGGTATTTGAACTTTGTTGCAGAACCAGATTAGATTGTAAAGTTGTTTGATAGTATCCAACATTTCACGAGACATTGAACCAGACCAATCAAGAATGAATACTAGACCGTGATTCTTACCATCTGGAATAATAGAAACTTTCTTAAATAGGTCTTCGTTGTATTTGTAAGTGTGCAATTTACTTGTATCAAGAATACCAGTACGACTTGTAGTAGCACGAGCATAGGCACCTGCAGACTTCTTCATCTCAAATTCTTTGACAAGATAATTTACTTCTTTCTGTGCTTCTTTCTTGAACTTAAGAAACTCTCTATCTGCTTCTGCCATTGCCTTAAGTGCTTCGTCTAAACTATACACTGACCACTCTCTTTCAGAACCTGGTTCTTTACTTCTTTCAGCATAATCCTCACGCATTCCTGTGAAGTGGGCATCACATATTGCATGAATAACTTCATTGTCGATAATGATTTGATCTGTATCAACATCAGGTAATTCTAGATAGTGATTTTCTAGACCTTCCATAACTGCAAGATTCTTTAGTGCTCTCTCAAGACTCTCAGCAGTCTCGGCAATTTCAGATCCACCTGTGCCCATTTGAGAACCACCACCACTCATTCCTTCTGGTCTAACTTGATGACTCTCAACATCGGAACCATCTTCATCAGGTTCAGTCATGTTACCATCTTCATCATACCAATCGTCTTTTACATCTTCAAGTTCTGATCCTGTTCCACCACTATTTTGACCGTCACCACTATCCATCTCTAGTCCTGCTTCCTGCTCTGTCTCCTGCTCTTGCTTTCTCTTTTCGATCTCTTCCATACAATAGTTGTAGATGTCTCTGGATACTTCTAGTACATCTTTAAATGTTTCACATGCTGCAACACGATCTACAAGTGTCTGCTCAAAATCTGTGAATGAAATTCTGTAGTGTGAACCAATCTTGAAGAATAGATTGATACGATCTGCAAGACTCAACTTAGAAATATCTTTTTTCTTTACAGAAAAGAAATCTTCTTTATGTAACTCTGTATAACCCCTATAGAAAGTCTTTGAGATGCCCTCATAACGACGTTTCATTAACTTCTCAATACGTGCATCCTCTACAACATTAACAACATTTGGATTGATTTCATATTCTTTATACCACTCTTCATTCGGAGTATAGAGTGCATGTCCTACCTCATGACTTACTAACATATCAACAACATCTTCTGTTGTGTTTTCCCACATCGGTAGAGTCAATACTCGACTTACAATATTGAATGATGCAGTCTCAACTTTCTTGTGC